TTCAAGATTCACGAACACAATTCAACGATTGACTGCAAGATCACACACAGCAAGATCAAGGCACTGTCAGGCGACACGAAGTCGATTGACGGCTTCAGACCATATCTGGGGATTGTGGATGAATACCACGCACACAAAGACGATCAGATGTACAAGCTGCTTGAAGGCGGCATCAAGAAAATGAAGTCGGCACTGATCAGCGTGATCACGACAGCAGGATTTGACCTGAAATCGCCGTGCTTTGCGCTATATGAATACTGTGTGAAAGTTCTGAAGGGTGTTGCAAGCAATGATTCACAGTTCATTTACATCGCACAGATGAATGAATCTGACGATATGTGGACACCTGAAAACTGGATCAAGGCAAACCCGATTCTGGAATATGACAGGGACGCATTGCAGAACATGATCCCGATTGCTGCAACAGCGAAGGAAATGGGAGGATCAACACTGCGCGACTTCATCGTCAAGCAGCTCAACATGTGGATTCAGTGGACGAATGATGTCTATATCAAGGACATGGATGTCTGGACAAGGGCAGCAGTCAAGAAGACACTGGCTGACTTCAGAGGTCAGAAGGCTTATGTCGGACTTGATCTGTCATCAGGCGGCGACTTGACATCAATCGCAATCGTGATCCCATTCATGCAAGGCGAAGACAAATGCTACTTCGTACACGCACACAGCTTCATTCCGAAGCGAAGGGTTGAAGAACACATCAAGACTGACCGCGTACCTTATGACCTATGGATCAGACAAGGACTGGTCGAAGTGACTGAAACAATGGGCGGTGTAAAAACTGACTACAAGTACATTATTGCGTACCTGAAGAAGATCGTGAAGCTGTATGAATTGGATGTGCAGTGGATTTGTTACGATCCGCACAATGCTTCCGCATTCCTGACAGATTTGGAAGCACTTGGATTCGACAGCATTGCTGTCAAACAGTCAGCGCGAGAATTGAACGATCCGACAGTGGACTTCCGACTGGAACTGGAAGCAGGAC